TATGGTAGTAGTTATAGTGCCTACAGCGCCTGTGGCAGCAACGCCAGTTAAGGTAGTGTTTGCTGCTACTGTAGCAGTTATAGTGCCTGCTGTACCTGTAGCTGCTACGCCGGTTAATGCGGTGTTTGCTGCTCCTGTAGCCCCTAAAGTACCTACAGCACCTGTAGCTGCTACGCCGGTTAATGCGGTGTTTGCTGCTCCTGTAGCCGCTAAAGTACCTACAGCACCCGTTGCTGTTACACCAGCAAGTACACCAGCAAGATTAATATTGATCCCGTCATCGGCCAGCGGTCCAGAGGCTAGTGGCGCAAAGCCCAGCATCAGGGTTTACTTGGCCACGTCACAGCGTAGGGAAACCCCTCTTGCGTCGGCACATCACGTAGGGCTTGGCGGTAGGCGGCCATCGCTGTGGAAAGGGTGCCGTCCACAAGTGCTGTCCAGTCGGTCTCAGCCAGAAGGTGGTCGCGGTGGGCGCGGACGTTATCAGACGCTTGTCCCAGAGGTAATTCGACTGTGTCCCAGACCTGCGTCCACTCACTGTCGATCAGTTCAACACTCTGAGTGTGCCTATGGGTTTTGCTATCAGCTTCAGGAGCAGGGTTCTGCTTGACTTTGTAGACCTGATATTGCTGGAAAATGTCGTCGGTAATCTCGCGCGGGAAGCTGACGTTCGGATGATCGCGCAGCAGTGCCCCGGTCGTGTAGGTCTTGGGTTGACCGTCAATGATGTGAATGTACATAGACGCTCCTATAGATCATATGAGTAAACTGCATCGCCACCATTTCCAGTGACATACATCTTAGTGCCATCTGGTTTAAAGAAGATGCCTGTTGGGGAGTCTTCCTGAGCATTAACGCTAAAGTTCTGAAGATAAGATGAAGTACTTATGTCCCAAGCGGTGCTTAAATCGTATTCATTTACATTGTCATTAGTAGTTCCAATGACATACATCTTGGTGCCATCTGGTTTAAAGAAGATGTCTTGTGGGTTTGTGTCCTGAGCAGCAACGCTAAAGTTCTGAAGATAAGCTGCAGTAGTTATGTCCCAAGCGGTGCTTAAGTCATATTCGTTTACATCGTCACCAGTATAACCAGTAATATACATCTTGGTGCCATCTGGTTTAAAGAAGATGTCTGTTGGGTTGAATTCCTGAAAACCAACGCTAAAGTTCTGAAGATAAGATGAAGTGCTTACGTCCCAAGCAGTGCTTAAGTCATACTCGTTTACATCATCACCAGCTCTTCCAATGACATACATCTTGGTTCCGTCGGGCTTGAAGAAGATGCCTTGTGGGTCGTTTTCCTGAGCAGCAACGCTAAAGTTCTGAAGATAAGCTGCAGTAGTTATGTCCCAAGCGGTGCTTAAGTCATATTCGTTTACATCGTCGCCACCACTACCAATAATATACATCTTGGTGCCATCTGATTTGAAGAAGAACCCAGATGGGGAGGCTTCCTGAGCATTAACGCTAAAGTATTCTGTCGTAGGTGTAACCCAAACAGCCGTAGACACGTCCCAAGCAGTGCTCAGAGTATATCCTTTTACTTTGTCAACACCATAACCAATAATATACATCTTAGTGCCGTCGGGCTTGAAGAAGACCCCAGATGGGGCGGCTTCCTGAGGTCTAACGCTAAAGTTCTGAAGATAAGATGAAGTGGTTACGTCCCAAGCAGTGCTTAAGTCATACTCGTTTACATCGTCGCCACCAGTGCCAATAATATACATCTTGGTGCCATCTGATTTGAAGAAGAACCCAGATGGGGAGCCTTCCTGAGATCTAACGCTAAAGTTCTGAAGATAAGATGCAGTAGTTATGTCCCAAGCGGTGCTTAAATCGTATTCATTTACATTGTCATTACTATTTCCAATGACATACATCTTGGTCCCATCTGGTTTGAAGGAGATGTCTTGTGGGGATAGTTCCTGAAAACCAACGTAAGAGTTCTGAAGATAAGATGAAGTGCTTACGTCCCAAGCAGTGCTTAAGTCATACTCGTTTACATCATCACCACTATTTCCCATGACATACATCTTGGTCCCATCTGGTTTGAAGAATAAGCCTGTTGGGCTGGTATCCTGAGGTCTAACGCTAAAGTTCTGAAGATAAGATGCAGTAGTTATGTCCCAAGCAGTGCTTAAATCGTATTCATTTACATTGTCACCAGTATTTCCAATGACATACATCTTGGTCCCATCTGGTTTGAAGGAGATGCCTTGTGGGGTGACTTCCTGAGCAGCAACAGAAAACTCGTCAAATGGCGGCGACCCATTGTACACGGCGTTGGATACGTCCCACGGTGTAGAAGCTGGCGCTGCGCTCTTAGTAACGCCCATCAGTTTACGGGCAATCCCGCTCATGCCATTGCCCCACCAGCGAGGAAGCCGTAGTAAATCGTGCCGCCGTCCTGCGTGTAGAACACAAAAACGCTAGTAGAACCACTAGCAGGGGCTGTAGGAGCCGTGCCAGAAGGCCAGTCAACCGAGGCAGGCCAAGTCAGAGTTACCGTAGCAGAGGGCGTCACCTTGAGTGTGAACCCATATGCAGTGCCTGTAGTGGGCGGGTTGCTGAACACATAGGTTGCATTGGCAGCGGGCGCATCTGAGAACACGTTGCCCGAAGCCAGATCAAGCGTGCTGGATGTAATCGTGCCTACTGTTTCCTCTCGAAAGTCAGCATCAGTGGCCGACACATACACCACCGCACTGCCAGTCAGGTTCAGGGCAGCATCAGCATTGGAACTCTCAGCGACAGTCCGTGAAAGAGTCGTGCCAGATGCAGTATAGGTGCCTGTGCCTATTTCCCAGTCAGTGCCATCCTCGATGACGTAGCGCACCACATCAGTGTCAACCACGCCAGCATCAGCGAACGATTGGTAGCCGTTCTCAGCAGACCCGAGTGTAATAGTACCCGTGCCAGTTGTGGCAGTTGTCATCTTAGCTCTGTTGACTAATATAGGCATAGTATGTGCTTGTTATCCAATCCGTACGACAGCGTTAGTTGCGTCGTTAGCTGGGAAGACAATTGTGAAATCGCCTGCCGTAGCTGTAATGGTGCCGCCAAAGTCAAACACTGCAATTGCAGCATTAGCATTAGCAGTATTGTAAATCATGCATCCTGTGGCAGAGATAGTAGCTGTGCTAAACACCTCATCCGCAAAGTCTACATACGCCGTAGTACCACTCTCCGTAATGGTCGGGCTGTCTAGTACAGCACCGCCAGCGGTGTAGCCTGTGCCACTAACCTCATCTGAGTTGTCAGTGATGTTAGAGTAGTTAGTTGATGCAGCACCATAAGTGCCTGCTGGACTTACTTTAATCAGTGCAACTTTCAAAGAGTCCGTATCGAGATCATGAAGACCTCCCAACAACTCTGTTTTGAAAGATGTACACATAGCTGTAGTAATAGCCATTTTATATCCCTTCTAGTAGTGTATAACTACCACTTAACTTTATCTGCCCAATACGCTGGGCTCATAGGCCCTCTTTGAATGTTCTTAGCATGTCTAGCTTTGAAAGACTTACGTCTTTTTGTGCTAGCTGTAGACTCATTGCTTTTTTTAGGAGAGCCTTTAACGCCTTGTTGCCCAAATCTAATAAGCTTCTCTTTACCTTTAGCACAAGCTTTTACTACATGTGACTTCTTAGGGTGTGAAGGCGTCCTTTTAGGACTATTGCATTTCATTTTAGCTTTAGATGTTACTTTGGGCACTGTTTACACCTCTTGTAAAAGAAAAGAGGGCGCTAGCTCCCACTATGCAGTTACTAGCGCCCTCAGTTAGATACCCCAACTTAAAGCTTAAGCCAGAGTGTCGCGATCTACTTCGTCAGCAGTCAGTACACTGCCGAAAGCATCGACATCCATACAGATAGCAAACAGGCGGACCTTACCGCCAGTCGTAGTACCAGTCATAGCCTGAATCTCAATGTCAAGCGTATCAGCAGTACCACCTACTAGCACGGGCGTCTGAGTAGGTTTAAATGCATAATCCCCTACAGAAGCACCATCGAAGTCGTAACCGTCTACGAAGTTATCAAGATCACCGCCAGTAATACCAAAATCAAAGTCAGTATCAGTGGAGGTGCCAGTGTGAGCTTCGATGACCTCCCAACCAGCAGCCAAAATTAGAGTATTGGCTGGGATCGTTAGACCCGGAATGACATCGTTGGCTGCGAGAGCCGAGCCTTTATCGGTTACGGCTTGAGCAAAGTCAAGCACATACTCGATCATGTAAGGCTGTCGCCCTCGGGCAGTAGCGCCGTGAGCTACGGAAGTTGTGTTATCGCCTAAAGCCATTATTCAATACTCCCTTTATACCAAATTAACTTTGGCGTTCACAAGAGCCTCTGGACGGAGAATCTTTGTGCCATACAGATGCATACCCCGAACGACATCGGCGAAACTGTCAGTGTCGCGATACGATTCGGTTTTGTTGATCTGCTCAGCGGTAGCGATTGCCGAACTATGACCTGCAACAATTAGGCCGTAGTTACTAGCGTTCGTGCCGCCCGTTGTGGCTGGGCCCGTTCCAATAACCGGAAGGTTGTTAGAGCAGTACACCTTAAAGCCGTGAAGGTCACTTAGAATAAGACCGTTCTTAAGGGCGCTGTTAGCACCGGCGAAGTCGGAATTAAACAAGCGAGAGTCTTCGTCCTGAAGAATCTCTTTGCAGACTGGATCAAGAATAAGCCAACGAGCTTCCATTGGCACATTTTGCTGGTTTAGTAGACGGGCCATACGAGCAATTACTTGCAAGACATAGGCGTTACCAGAGCCCGGAACAGTAGAAGTTGCACCCGGAGCACGAGCTTGAATGCCAATAGAATTACCAGCCGAACCACCGAAGGCGTCAGCCTCTAGTTTCATGCTCGAAAGCAATTCATCCGTGCCAGCAGTACTAACTGCAACTGAGCCGTTAACAGTAGTATTAACAGTGTCACCAACAGTGTGATTAGCACTCTGCTTGTAGCCGCACATGTAAGCTAGAACGTCTTGATCATAATTGTCAGCAAGACGATAAGCTGCGCGGTTACTGGCAAGAGAGCCAAAGTTTACGTGCGAATGAGCCTCTTCGATGTCATCAACTTTAAAGGCGAAATAGTTCGACTTGTTGATGGTCAAAGAGAAGTCCTCGTCGTCGAGGTCTTGAGCTTGAATGACAGAACCACGAGTGTAAGGCCTAACCGTGATTTCCGGCTCTTTAATGATCTTTACAGTGTCACCGAAGTTTGCGATTTCACCGAAATAGTCGGAGTTCGTGATATCCTGTGCAGTAGACTTCTTGCGGAAGGCAAGCTGCACCTGTTTGGAATAGATAGTAGCACTAAAATTCCCGTTAGGAAGATTACCGTACCCCGCCGCTGTTGAAAATGCCATTAGGGCAATCCTTTCATTTAGCGTCAGATGCTAACCTACAACATCTCAAAGAGGCTATACTTGTGAGGGTGCGTTAGTATATTAGTTGGCCAACTTCTATAATAACGGGCTACACGCAAATAGGTGAGTCTAGATAAATTGTTAGTTGCTGTGTGTTTCAATAGTAGATGTAGGTAGGAGTTAGAGATGCTTCTGTAGTCACACCTCTAACTCGGCTACGTTTGCATAGTAGTTATATGTTTTTACTTCTAAAAGTCAAGTTAGTTCTTTTTGAGATCGTAGATGAAGCGACCCTCTTGAATAGCTAGAGTGATTTCATCTACATTCTTCTCATACTCGTCCATAGACATTCTCTCTACGTCAGACTCTCTAATAGAGTTAGTCTGGTCACTTTGAGGGCTATTACGAGCTGTCTTACTGTTCACAAAAGCTGCTGCATCGTCTGCTGACTGCTTTCTTTTCTTATTCGGCTTATCAGAGATGCCTTTATCAATCTTATACAGATCAATAGCTCTAGCTGCTGATCTAGCGTCTTTATCATCTTCATAAA